TGGACGCCTAAGAAAGCGTTTTGCAAATATGTTTAATGATATGCTTCGTACTCAACTTCTTCTTAAGAATATTGTAACTCCGGAAGATTGGGAAACGATGAGTGATCATATTCAATATGATTTCTTATATGACAATCATTTTGCGGAACTCAAGGAAGCGGAACTACTTACAAATCGTTTAACTCTTGTTACATCGATGGAACCCTATATTGGAAAATATTTCTCAACTGAATATGTTAGGAAAAAGATTCTTCGTCAAACTGATTCGGAAATTATCGAAATTGACGAACAAATTGATGATGAAATTGAAAAAGGTATTCTTCCGGACCCTAATGCTCAGGCAGATGAAATGGGTAATCCAATTCCAGAAGGTGGTGGAGAAGCACTTCCACCAGAAGGTGCAGGAGAAGCAGCATTAGGAGGAGTTCCAGAAGAACCAGTTGCTCCAGAACTTCCTCCAGAGCCTAAAGGTGGCAAGATATAAATAATCTTATAATAATAAATTGTTTTTATGGAAGAACTTATCGATTTGATCGCAACAGATGGTTCAGCATCTGATGTATCTGATAAAATTAAAGAAATATTATACACAAAAGCATCGGACAGAGTTGATTCTGCCCGACCTTATGTTGCGGCATCGATGTTTGGTGACGAAGACAACACAGAGGACCAAGAATAATGGCAATTAAGATTGTTCAGAATGTAAACAGAATAACTGCAACCGCAGGTGCTGCGACTACTAGTAACCCCATTGCTCTTAAAAGTGGATATTTAAGAGTATCTACCGGATTAACATCAGTGTATGTTGAGACTGGTTCAGTTCCGGTTGCCACCATTAATTCTTTTCAACTTACCCCTTATGGTAATGAAGTGTTGAAGGAAAGAATTGCCAGACAAAAGATTGCTGGAATCACTACAGGAACATCAACGATTGTTTCTTTTGATAATAATGCGGGAAATCCATTTTTAGTTGGTGATTATGTTACCATTCAAAATGCACAACCAGCAGGAATTAATACCGAACATAAATTAGTTACTGCAATATCTGATGAGTCTGTGACAATCTTCCACGATAGTTCATCTATTGTTGGGGTAATTACTGTAACTAATGCGAATCTTGCAAGAAGTGTAAGGGTAAGTGTTCTGGCAGCAGATGGATCTCAAAATGTAAGTATCACAGAAATCGTTCAGTTAGTCACCGAATAAAAATGAAACTCATCACAGAAGAAGTCTCACAAGTAGAGTTTATTACCGAAACAGTAGGTAAAGAAACAAGAACCTTTATTGAAGGAGTTTTCCTTCAGGGTGATATTTGTAATCGTAATGGAAGAATGTATCCTATGCAAACTCTTGCCCGTGAGGTAAAGAGATATAATGAGGCATTTATTTGTAAGGGTCGTGCTCTTGGAGAACTCGGTCATCCTGATGGTCCTACCGTCAATCTTGATCGTGTTTCTCATAAAATTGTTTCTCTTGAACAAAAGGGATGTAATTTTATTGGTAAGGCACTACTTTTAGCAACTCCTATGGGTAAGATTGCCGAGTCTCTTATCAAAGAAGGAGTTTGCCTTGGTGTTTCTTCTCGTGGTGTTGGTTCACTTCAAACAACCAATGAGGGTCATAAAATTGTTGGTGAAGATTTTATGCTTGCAACTGCTGCTGATATCGTTGCCGATCCTTCTGCTCCCGATGCTTTTGTTCAGGGAATTATGGAAGGTAAAGAGTGGGTTTGGGAAGGAGGAATCCTTCGTGAAAGACTTGCCGAACAAACAAAGAAGAGAATTAATACTCTTGTAGATGAAAAAACTCTTCAAGAGCATAGGGTTCAGTTATTTCAAGATTTCTTAGGAAATCTATAAATTATAAATAAATATAGATTATAACACAAGATCTAAAAAATGTCCGTTGGTAGAAATTTACAAGAAATGGAAAACGTAGTAACCAAAGGGGCCGCACCTGCCGAATCTCCCTCAAAGAGTGCAACTCCGGTTGTAACTCCAGGTCAAACTGGTTCTTGGGAAGATTTAGGTGGTCCAACTCCCGAAAATTATCGTCCAGATGACGATTCGGCAAAAATCAAGGATCCATCTACAACTCTTGCACAAGTTAGAGATGTTGTGAATGCTAAGGCAGTTGCAGCAGATTCTATGAAAGAAGAAGTTGAAGATGAAGAGGATCTTGTCGATGGAGAAGAAGTCGATGAAGATGAAGAAGTAGTTGCCGAAGAATCTTGTGAAAACGAAGGATCAAAAGGTCCAAAAGGAAAATATGGTACAAAATCTTCAGAAAAAGAAGATAAAGAAAGCAAAGGTCATGAAAAAGGTGAAGCTAATGAAGATGGAATGAAGGAAGAGTTTGACATCGAAGAAGATGTTAATGCTCTCCTTGCTGGCGAAGAACTCTCAGAAGAGTTTCAAGAAAAAGCAAGAACAATCTTTGAGACAGCAATTCGTTCAAAAGTTGCTGAAATCAAAGAAGAACTTCAAGCATCCTATGAGACAGCTCTCGTAGAAGAAATTGAAGCAATTAAAGAAGGTCTTGTTGACCGTGTTGATGCATACCTTGAGTATGTTGCTGATGAGTGGGTTGCTGAAAATGCACTCGCAGTTGAGCACGGTCTTAAGACTGAAATGACTGAATCATTCCTCCAAGGAATGAAGAGTCTTTTTGAAGATCATTATGTAACAATCCCTGAAGATAGATATGATGTAATCGAGAGTATGGTAGATAAACTTGATGAAATGGAAGGAAAACTCAACGAGCAAATTGAAAGAAATGTTGCTCTAAACAGAAGATTAGCAGAGTCGGTTGCTGATGTAATTTTTGCAGATGTCGCTGAGGGACTTGCAGTTTCTCAGAAGGACAAACTCGCTTCTCTTGCCGAAAATGTTGAGTTTGATAGTGAAGCAAACTATCGTGAGAAGCTGGTCACTCTGAGGGAATCTTATTTCCCAACCAGAACAACTGGTACTCAAAGAGATGACTCCGAAACTTTATCTGAAAGTACTGATATCCAGTCCCAGCAACCACAGGTTGATGGAAGAATGGCAACATATCTTCAGACTTTAGGAAGAGTCGCTAAAAAGTGATTTTTAAATTATAACAATCAAACTAAAACTTCAAATAGGTAAAACAAATGCAAATGTTCAACGCAGAATATTTGCAGGAGAAGTGGGCACCAATTCTGGACTATTCCGGAATGGATCAGATCAAAGATGCACATCGTAGATCTGTAACCGCTATCCTGCTAGAAAACCAAGAGAGAGAACTCCGCGAAGAGCGTGATTTCCTTTCAGAAGGTCCAACTAACTCCGGTAATGCTGCTGGTGCTTCCGGCGGATTTGGTGGAAGCGCACAAGGATTTAATGCTGGACCTACAGCTGGATTCGATCCCGTTCTGATTTCACTAATCAGACGTTCAATGCCTAACCTGATCGCTTATGATCTGTGTGGCGTTCAACCAATGAACGGTCCTACCGGACTCATTTTTGCGATGCGTTCGCGTTATACCAGCCAGTCCGGAACTGAAGCATTCTACAACGAAGCAGATACCAGATTCTCTGCTCAGAATGCTGCTGGATCTCTACCATCAGGTAACGTTGGTTTTGGTACTACTGCTGCTCAGTCGGGTCAGAACCCAAGCGTTCTGAATGATAGTCCCGCAGGAACTTATAATTATTCCAGCGGTATGAATACCGGCGACTCTGAGGGTCTTGGAGAATCGGGTGCTACGAATAATGCATTCAACGAGATGGCATTCTCAATCGAGAAGGTCACCGTTACTGCTAAGTCAAGAGCTCTGAAAGCTGAGTACTCACTTGAGCTCGCACAAGACCTCAAGGCAATCCACGGTCTGAATGCCGAAGCTGAATTAGCAAACATTCTCTCAACTGAGATTCTTGCTGAAATCAACAGAGAAGTCATCAGAACCATTTATAACATTGCTAAGCCTGGTGCTCAAGCAAATACCGCTACTGCCGGTACTTTTGACCTCGACGTTGACTCCAACGGTCGTTGGTCGGTTGAGAAGTTCAAGGGTCTTATCTTCCAAATCGAGCGCGATGCTAACGCTATCGCCCAGCAAACTCGTAGAGGAAAGGGTAACATGATTCTTTGCTCCGCAGACGTTGCTTCGGCACTTGCGATGGCAGGAGTTCTTGATTACACCCCAGCACTCAACGCAAACCTGAATGTTGATGACACCGGCAATACCTTTGCTGGCGTTCTTCAAGGTAAGTATAAGGTTTATATTGACCCATATTCGGCAAACGTTGCTCCTAATCAGTTCTACGTTGTTGGTTATAAGGGTTCTTCACCTTATGACGCAGGTATGTTCTACTGCCCTTATGTTCCTCTCCAAATGGTTCGTGCCGTTGGTGAGAACACCTTCCAACCAAAAATCGGGTTTAAGACTCGTTATGGTATGGTTGCTAACCCATTCGCAAAAGGAACTGGCGATTTACAGGGTCAAGGTCTTCTTACTCCAAACGAAAACGTATACTACAGAAGAGTTAAGGTTGCTAACCTTATGTGAGTCTTTCTCACAAATTCTAGAGGGTCTTCGGACCCTCTTTTTTTATATCTAAATTACATCTAAATAAAAATAAAAATGCCTTGCTCCTTTCCCAACCAAATTGATAATAGAAACTTCCTATCACCAGTTGGGTTTAAGTTTTCATTAGCAAAAGAACCTAAAGTTGCCTTTTTCTGTAATACGGCAAGAATACCAGAAATTACATTATCACTCAATACTCAACCAACATACTTAAAGGATATTGATGTTCCTGGTGATAAAATTACCTATGGTGATTTATCTCTAAGATTTTTGGTTGATGAGAATATGGAAAATTATATGGCAATTCATAACTGGTTGACCGGTCTTGGGTTCCCAGAAACAGCACAACAATATGATGATTTAATCTCTATAGTAAGTGACATAACACAATCACAAGACCCTAAAAGGGCATTTAGTGATGGAAGTCTCTATATCTTAAACAGTAACTATAATACAACTGCCGTGGTAAAATTCAAGGATTTGTTTCCAGTATCCTTAAGTTCTCTTGAGTTTGATGCCACACAAACAGACATTCAGTACTTTACAGCAGACGTAGCTTTCAAGTATACTGTGTATAATATTCTTGATGATAATAATAAACCCTTATGACACTTGATGAAATCCAGGAAATGTGGCAGAGAGATTCTGTCATAGACCCTGATAATTTACACGATGAATCACTAAAAATACCTCAACTTCACTCCAAGTATTATACTCTATACAATACCATCACTCTTCTTCGTGAAAAGGCGAGAGAAACTTACAATAGAGTTCGTTTGGAACGATACAACTACTACACAGGAAAGGCAACAGCAGAGGTCTACGCCGAAGAACCATTTCCGTATAAAGTAAGAGAAAAGGACGCCATACAAAGGTATATGGACGCCGATGAGAG